GAGCCCGTCAGCGGCGTTTAATTCGAGCGCGCTCTTGCACCATGCTTCGCGCAAGACGTATGAGCGCCCATTCGCCAGTTCTGCGGTGACTGTCGCATTCGTCACCGCGTCCACATCTTCAATTGACAGCTCCGGCACGAGCGTCACGTCGCCTTCGATGAAGGGCACGCGCGGAAGTTCGCTGTAGCCATGCACACGGTCCTGGCCGGCAATGCCAGCGCGTTCGACCGGCGATGGCGACACCGTGAAATTGCCACGCAGGGGATATTGCTCACCGTCCACTTTGAGGAAGGCAATCCCAGCGACTCGCACGCCCATTTATCTTCTCCTCGGTTGGCAAAAAGCAAACGGCCCCGCAATTGGCGAGGCCGTTGCCGTGTTCGGTGTGATTAGCGAATATTCGTTAGTAGCCGCGCCGGCAAAACCTTCAACATCCGTTCTTACAGATGTCGGGTGGCCTGCCAGGATAAGGCGGCAACGGCGGGACTTGCGACTGCGGGCTCGGCTCGCGCACGAAAGGGCGGTACTGGTCGCCATCCGAACAAGAGTGAAACCAGCATGATAAGAACAATGACGCCAACAATCGCCCATAGAATCTTTGGGATCGGGTGCGGCAAGGGAAAGCCAAACCACGAGCACGCAAAGATGATGAGCCAGACAATGAGGCTGGCGACCATGGCCGCCTCCTATGCGACCGCGAGATCAACTCCGCGGTTGTACTGCAGCCGGAACTGCGCAAGCACCGCGAAGATGCGGAGTTGGTTGACGAGATCTGGCGGCAGGAGCACGTCGAGCCTGTTCGGATTATTGATGTTGCGCTCGACGATGAGGTTCGCCTTGAACGACCGCACGTCCTCGACCAGGCCCTCAAATTCCTCGATGCGATACTGCGCAACGATCTCGGCCTTGATGGTCTTCGGCGTGACGATGGCTTGGCCAGGGCCGAACCTGGTCCCGTCGTTTGCCAGCTTATGCCGCGGGTATTTGGTGGTGATCATGTGCTTCAGATCGCGGAACAGACGGGCCAGGGTCGCCAGCGTGGTCACGTCGGTATAGGCATCGTCGCCGACGCCGTAGTTATTGAGCTGGTACGTCGTCGTTTCCCGGTTAATATGCACCTTGAAGTCCGGCGTCGTGGTCTGCGTCGCCAGTCCAGTGCCGGCGAGGTTCTGCCGCTCCGAGGTGAGGAAGCGCTGGTTCCTTGGTGCGGGCAGAATTCCTTCCAGTGGCAAGGTCTGCAGCGGTCGCGCCGGGTCGTTGAGCAGGTGACGGGCCGCCTGTGCGGTGTAGGCAGCGCTCCATTCCCAGATCGGCGATGGCGAATTCACCTCGACGCTCATCACGCTGAGGACGCCGGAATTCTGCGTCGGCCCCCAGGCCTTGAGTTCCGAATAGGTGCCGCGATAGGCGGAGAACAGATGGCCGTAGAGCTGGCGCATCCAGCCCCAGCGCCCATTGTCGCCGAACTCGTATTCGGTTTTCCACTGGGTCAACGAAGTGGTGTCGGTGAAAGGCAGGCATACGTATTCGTATTGCTCTTCGCCGAGTGCTGCGATGGCCGCGGCGAAGTTTGGCTGGCCCGTACCGGCCGAAAGCTTGGCCGCCACCGTGAGGGTGAGGCCCGCCGGCATGATCTCGCCCGCAAGCGGCCCGCCGTAGTTGACCCGCATGTCGATGTCGTTACCGGTCAATCCCTTCCATTTGCAGGTCACGGTCACTGTTGCGGTCGCGACGGTCGCGGTGACCGGCAGATCGGGCGTCGCCGTAATCACGTCCTCGATCATGCCGGCGACGATGTCGACCGTGTCAGTCGCTGCGATCGGCACCTGCAGCCGCTGGCCAGCGATGTAGAGGTAGAGCGTGCCCGCCTGCGTTGGCGGGGCCGTGACGACGATGGTGCCGCTCGCAACAACGCCTGCCGGCGGTTCTGCCACCGGCAGGCAGTACAGCTCGTGCGCACGATTGTTGGCGAGGAAGGCGACCACCTCGCGATGGAGCATTGAGCCGCGGCCCGCGGCGGCAATGATCTGCGCCTCCGAGCTAACCGGGAACGGCACGTCCACAGGTGCGGTGCCGGCAGCAAGCTTCTGCCCGACGATCAAGGCGGGTTGCTTGAGGGTGGGGAAACCGGCCTTCGACGGGTCCACCTCCAGCCAGAACAGTGGCAGCCGCCAGTTGGCGGGAAAATCATTGAACGAGATCGGCATGACGGTCTCCCTGCCGTTGTTGAGGATGAGGCGTTAGCGCGCGCGCGGTTTCGGCGGCGGCGCCGGCTGCGGTCCATCCGGCGGCGGCTGCGGCTGCGGCTCGCGTCCCTGATCGCTCGGCTCTTGCGCCTTGGAGTCGTCGGCTTTGGCCGCGCCTGGCTGGTCGACGGTCACGTCACCGTCGGCGATCCGGCGGAACGTGAACTGATCCTCCGGCCAGTCGATGCCGTCGTTCAGATCATTGAACTTGCGGGTCATTGGATGTCGAATGTATTTCACCGCGTCTTCCGACGCCGGCCAGACTTTCACGGGCATGGGATCGCCTTTCAGGTTTGTGGGATGTCCCATTCAGCGACGACCTGCGGCCGATCCTCTTCGGTCGCATCGGCTGTCGGGTAAGCAGCGCGAATGTGCAGACTTTCGAAGTCGTCGGTGATGGTCGGATAGTGATCCCAACGAAAGCGGAACGTCATGTGCATTCGCATCTCGGCGAAATGCGTCTCGCCCTCGTGCGCAAACGGGCGCGCGCGTGTGATCTCCTCGATCGACTCCCAGAAAGGTGGATCGAACGCGGTGAACGTCGCGTCCGAGAACAGCCGTTCCTGGATCAGGTGGCTGATGTTGTCGAGGGTGTATTCGATCGTCTCTGGGTCGCCGCCTTCGACAATCGAAAAGGCGATGACGGCATCCTCGAGGAAGCTGATGCCTCCAGTGTTGCCGTCACCCTCTGGTTGCGATCGGCCGCCTGGGACCACATAGACGCCGAGATACGGCAGCTCATGCGGCTGGAGCGTACCGGCAGGGTTTGAGCGTACCGTCGTGAAGCCGAGATCGAGCATCCGCGCGATGATTGCGTCGCGGATGATTGTCGCATGCGTTTTCACGGTCAGTACCAGTAGGCTGCGATAACATCGTTTGATACCTTCTTGACGGTCCAAACGCTGCCGCCCTGGCCGTCATCGTCGGTGTCATCGATCGAGACGACACCGATCTCGGTCAAGCTGCCGTGTGCGGGGATGTAGACCTGATCGCCTTTGATCGGCTCGACGGGGAACTCCAGCAAGCGCACGCCCAAGGTAAGCGTGTCGCTCGACAGGATGCCGCCGTCCTCGAGCGCGATGTCGATGTTGCGGATTGTCCAGATGCCGCGCGCGACATAGGAAGCTCCGCCAGGGATCGACGCCAACGGCAAGATGGTGATCGGGCGCGCGAAAGTATTCTCGCAGGGCTTGAGGACCAGCGCGCTGAAGTCGACCGCCATAGCTTACTGCTTGAGCCGGACCCGACCCACCGCAGACGGGTTCGCCGCCGCTGCCCACGCGTTGCCGGCAAGCGTATTTGTGCCGACTACGGAGGTAAACTTCTTGGCGGTGTCATCCCAGTAGATAGCCGCACCAATGGTCCACGCCTCTGCGCTGACCTTCGGCACCTCGAACACGCCGACCAGGCTGAAAGCCGTCGGAGTGCCAACAGGCTGCGTGGTGCTGGCGATGCCGATGAGTGTGCCAAGCAGATACGCGTTTCCGGAGATGGTGCCGGCAGCAGGGGCCGGGGCAGTCACAGTTGCGCCTTCCGCGATGAAATTCTTCACGGTTCATTCTCCTCGCTTGCGTTGTTGGGTGGTGACGCGCTGCTTATTTGCGCGGGTCGCGCGGATCGGGGGCAACCTCGACGCCCAGAGCGCGCAGCTCCGATGCAGACAACATCATGGAAGCAGCGCCCGGATTCTTGTAAAGCCCGCGCCAGTGCAAGGCTTTGACGCCGGCGTCGATGCGGACCTTGAATTCCGTGCCGTCGACGCTCCAGCCCTGCCGCTGATCCATGAACGGAGTTTCGACACCATCGAGATAGGTGACCTCGATCGTGTCGGCCTGATTTGGATCGGCGGCCATGTACCATGCCGTACCTGAGAGCCTGCCGTCGGCGATCGGCGTGGCAACGCCGCGCACCGGGTTTGCGATCTGACCAGGATCGCCGGGGATGCGCTCACTCGACATGGTCGTGTTGGCGAGAGTGAGCAGCTCCGGCGGCACGATGAGCCACTTCGGGATCACGCCGATGGATGTCGTGATATTATCGGGGTCGGCTTGTCGGGCCATCGCTGCACGCGCGGCACCGATCGAGGTGACACTGATTATGGTGCCAGGCGAGGCGAGATTGCCGTGTGTACCGTGAAACAGGGCCAGTCCGTCCTGCATCGTCGGATTCCCATTGAGAATGGCATAGACCAAATTGCCAATGGTGCGCTTGGCGGCGCGGCCCATCTTGCGCGGCACGCGATCGAAGAAGCCGAGATCGTCGTTGATGATCGCCTGCCGGGTGATCGAGAACATCCGGCCGTACGTCGCAATCTGGACCTGAACGCCAGTGTCGCTGATGGTCCCGTACGTGTACTCGGCACCTTCCTCGACCTTGTCGAGATTCGGGAACAGGCCCATGTCAACGCGCGAGATCGGTCGGAAATCGGATGCCTGTCCTTTGCCGGTCCACAGCGGGAAGGTCTCGTCGACTTCCTCCCAGCCGGTCATCATCGCCCGATATGCGGTGGTGCCGAGCACGTTCCCGAAGTCGGAGGTGGTGTGATAGCTGACCGCGTTCATGGTGGTGAACGCCGTGCCGACGAGGGTCATGCGATCCATGTGCCCATTCTTGATCCCGCGCATGTTGAGCGCCGATCGGGCCAGTTCATACATGGTGAGGCCGGAGAA